GATCTTATCTTCTGTGAAGAAGTGGATATAGTTGTTGTAAGCGCAGCCAGCCGTGACCTCATCTGCAAAGCCAAGCGAGACTGCGTAGGAATCGGATGCGATGCCCGCATAGTTGAACCACTGTGTCGGATCTCCCAGCTTGCATGCGAAGATCTCATGCGTACTGTTAGACACTCCCCATACGCGGTTATTCAGTGCGATCAGATGCTCCAGGTCAGGACACTTGGTACGGATCGTAAAACTCGTTACCGATTCCGCGCCGACCATACTGATGATGATGAAGTTCGCATCCTCGTCAGATCCTGTTCCGTACACAACATAGTCAAAGAATTGTCCGCTTTCTGTCGCATCCTTGTCACCTGAATAAGAGACTGTATCCAGCGGAGATAAGCCGCCAAAGAATTCGCTCAGTTCCTGCTTCGCTTTGACTGCTGCTTCGTCCAGGGTATCTGTCGGAGCGACATAGGCATTCTCTTCCGCGCTGATCCTCGGCACCATCTTCATGTATGGCGTCTCGATCTGTATCCACTGCTCCATCGATGTGGAGTATTTCTTGTAGATGTTGTTGACTGTGTCGTACCAGTAAACAGTCTTGTCGACCGGAGCAGTAGCGCTTGCCTCATAGGTAATGCTCACGCCCTCAATGTCGCATGGAATCATCTGCAGGATCAGGTACTGCCCGCCGAATGCCGTAGACGTGAATGACTTCACGATCCTCGACAGCTGCTTTGTTTGTGAATTAAAGATGACCTTATCCGGCATGATGACAGTATAGGCTCCGATCGTCGCGAAGCTCTTCTCCGAATCTGTCAGGTACTGAGAGGACTCCGCAACGATCTCCCCTATTGAATCCTTTGTGATACCGATACGAAGCAGGTTTCCGGTCACGGCCATCAGTGTATCCGGCGCATATTCCCACAGGCCGTTCGGATTGCCGATCAGCGCCGCGATCTCCTGCTCTCCCTGCCGTGTAGAAATGACAGGAAAATGGTCAGTAGACATGTTGCTCATGTCATAAAATTCGCCTTCTGATGTCCGAAGGTTGTGGTTGTAGCCTAAAAACTGCTGTGTGAATATCGTATTCTTGTTTGTGCTGTTCAGCTGCGGGACTCTCATATCAACACCTTCCCTTTGTATCTTGGCATATGCTCACGGATGTACTGGTCCTTCCAGTCCTGGTATGCTGACTGGAAGACGGCCGCATGGTTGTTGTACCGGTCATATTCCTCATTCGCCAGGCAGACCTGTGATATGACATATGGCACATAGATACGCGGCTCCTGAACCTGCGGTTCTTCTTCCACGCTTGTATGCTCCGTGAATATGTAATCTTCTGTTCCTTTGAAGTGGGTAAAGAATTCTGCGATGTCCCGCTCAAGGTCATTGATCCATGCAAGGATCATGTCATTGTCATAGCTGTTCGGAAACTGCACGTTTACCCTATTGATGATGTCTCTTATATTCATAATCTTTATCCTCATGTAAAACAGCGCACCACCCATCATGGAGTGATGCGCTGTTGTCGCATTCATAGTTATTTGGTTACGATCAGGTAAAGGTCTTCTCTTTCTTCTTGAAGGACTCTTCCTCTGCCTGGATCATGGTAGCTGTCTGGAAGTCCTGTGCCAGACCTTTTTCAACCACTTTCCAGACATACATCGGAAGTTCTACTTCCTTACCTCTCTGGATGCGCCATACCTTGCCATTGACCACAACGGTCACGTCATCTTTATAGCGCTCAGTGTCTTTGAATAATTTGACTTTAACTTTCTGGTGTTCCCAGTTTTTTGGTGTTTCAGTTTTTGCTGCCATTTGGTTCTCCTTCCACTTAGGCAGAGCACCCTACCGGATGCCCTGCCATCTGTCGTTGGTTAATTAGTTAGCACCATCTTCGAATGTGGAGCAGGTCTCGATTCTTACGATGTACTGCTCGATCAGACGCTCAGCAGTCTTGTAAGCCTTCCAGCCTACGGTTGCTCTCTGGTTCACATTTATGTTCATACGGATTCGCTACTTCCGTACCGCCTTTTCGGCTGCTTCATGTCGCCATGAAGATCAGACTATATCACGATCCTTTCGGACCCCTCGCACTTCCACCCGCTTGGGTGTACTTCCTTTCGGAATAGTCGTTGCTCCTTCCTCTTTCGAGGCTTGGATCAGGATTGTCTCTGAGAGATGTTCCCTGAGTTCACGAGGTTATTCAAAACACATTTCTGTGTTAGGCCGCTAAACTTAACGGATCAGCTGTACCTGCGGAGCCAAGCTGCTTCACGATGTGCTGCAGACCACCACCAGTGATCTCGGTTACGCCGTATGCGTTTGCACCCATGATGAGTGTTGCATATACGTCACGGCCTGCTGCGCCGCCTTCGCCCGGATAGATGACATCGTTTGCGGACGGAGAAACAGTCGGAGTATCCTTCAGCGTGATGGTAGCTGCGTTTGCAGCACCTGCTGTTGCGGAATCTACGGTCATGACTTCGCCGCCGATCAGGATGTCTCTACCTGCAAGTGCCGCTGCCTCGTCCGCTGTGATCGCCTCTGCTGTGGTGATGACTTTGGCTGCATAGGTCTTAACGGTAAGATTTCTTGCAGCCTCTGTCAGGTCTGCGCCGTGGAAGATCTTAGCCTCTGTAGACTCGGAGAAACGTACTCCTGCTACACGGCCGATCTCGTTGGCGTAGATGTTCTCAGTATCAACGTACTGGTGCGGAGCCTGCCATGCCGGATCGTCCATGATGTCGTACTCGCAGGACGGATGGATGATACCTGCATAGTCGCCGTTGATCTTCGGAGCGTTCATAACCTTCAGGGTACGAACTGCCATTCGGATCGCTTTAACGGTCAGGTAATCGTTTCCGGAAGCTGCGCCGCCAACAAGGGCAGATCTGGATAACTTAGTGCCTTCGCCGTACTGTACGGATGTACCACCTGCAAGAACTTCTCTTGTGATGGTGTCAAGGGTACGGCCTGCCTGAGAAGCTAAGAGCTCTGTAGCCTGTACTAAGTTGTTGTCGATCGCGGTCAGCAGTAAGGTATCGGAAAGCTCGATGTAATCACCGAACTGGTTGATCGTTGCTGTGATCGTGGATACGCTCAGCTTGTTACCGTGAGGCGTTACACCTTCAACGAGAGGCTTGAGAGCCTTCGGAAGGGAATCGTACTTACGGAACTCGATGGCCTTACCGCCGTTTGCCGGGATCGGGTGCTTCTGTGCGAACTGGTCGTGTACCAGGTTCGGCTCAGCAAGTGTGATAAGGTACTTGCTGTAGAAGGTCTTCATCTCGGCACTCAGATCGTTAAGTAATGTGGTCTGTGTGTTGTCAAAGTGCTTTAAGCTGATTGGCATCAGCCAGAAATGTCTGTCCATTTTTATCCCCTTTCTGTGGGGATATGTGATTAAAAGCTAATCTTCTCCCCACGCTTTGCTCGTCTTGCCATTTCCAGGATGTCCTGTTTTGACATAGACTCGATGTCTGTCTTATAAGTGATCGCGTTATTGGAATTCAGACCGGCTTCCTGTGGTCTCTGGCCTCTTGCCTTGATGTTCTCCGTGACCTGCTTTTGCGTGTAAGCGGCAGTTACGTTTCTGGTATCCGTCAGAATCTCGTCAAGATGTAGTACCTTGTACGCATGTTCCATTGGAGTACCTGCCTGGAGCAGTCTCACGAATTCAGGGTTCTGTGCCTCTTCTTCCAGGGAGAATTGCGGATAATTCTGCTTGAGAGCTTCCGCTTCCATCGTCCACTGGGCAAGCTGTGCGTCCGCCTTCTGCTGGTTGACTGCTGCCTCTTGCTGCTGCAGAAGCGCCCTGTTCTCCCTTTGGAGCTTTTGAAACTCCATGTACTGGGAAACGCTCATGCCAGCTTCATCAGCCGCATCCTGCCAGTAAGCGCTGTCACCTTCCAGTGCTGTCATGAGGGACGGGATGTCTTTCGATCCATATCTCTCCATCAGCATGTCGATGACCGGCTGTGCATCGGCTACCTGCTTCTCAAGTGCTTTGGCATTTGCCACGCGTTTCTTGATGATGTTCTGCATGTCGCGGTCAAAGAACTCTTTGTAATCCGCTGAATTTCTGAACTCATCGTAAGCCTTGCGTCGTTCTTCCAATGTGCGTTCGGATGTTGTCACACCCTTACCGTCAGCGGCGTCCTGACTTACTTCTGCTTCTCCTTCCGGCTGTGCGTCCGGCTGTTTTCCGAATACCACGTTTGCGTATGGATCTGCTTTCTTACTCGCCCGGTTCCGAGAGGCGGCCTCGGCTAAAAGTTTTTCGCCCTGTTCTCCTGGACCTTCTGCTGCCGGAGCTGCGCCTGCTCCATCACCTTCGCCAAAGTAATCCAGTTTCACATGAAACAATTTAAAGAACTTCATGCATATTCTCCTTTCATCGCAGCTTTATGGGTACTGTGGAACCCTTGTCCGAATGATATAAAAAGACCGGTCAGGATTTCGCCCCATGACCGGTACTTTTTTATTTTTTGATTTCGGTAACCTTGACCTCACAGAACTCCGGATATGCCTCCTGGATCTGCAGCAGTCCGATCACCACCAGCTCAAACGCACCCTTGATATGCTTTGCCGGTTCTTCCAGCTCAAACATGATATAGGCCCATCCTGGCTGGTCTACCTTTGCGGAATGGATAAACAGATCCGACTCGTTGTTCCTCAGGAATCCTTCCAGTGAATACATGAGTGCCGAAATACCGGCACAAACTTCCGCAGAACCTGTCGAATGTCCGTCAAAAACAAGCGAGTATCTCGGTTCCGAGATCGTAATATCTATCTTTGTCATCCTCTTGCTCCCGTGTTTGCACTATTGCCCGTGTTCATGTCCGGAGTAGATCTCTTAGCCAGTCTCTGTGCGTATGGCAGTTTCGGCGCTCTCGATTCCATCACTCCGGCGGTTGCCTTGTTCGTTACCCCCGTTCCGCCACTTGGCGGAGCCGATGCCTGCTGCGGCTGTGGCTCTTCTGCTTCCGGTTCCGGCGCTCCCATCGGCGGCTGTCCCGCCATCATGGACATCGTCGCCATTGCCTGGTTCAGAAGGTTCAGCAAAGTCTGTCCCTGCTGAACCTGTTCTATGATCTTGTCTTTGCCTTCAAAGTCCATCATCTCCAGCGCGATCAGGGATTCCTGTGCGCGTTCCGGGGAGAAGAAGCCCATTGCATACAGTTCCTTTGCCCGCTCGTTCTCTTCCATTCGGCTGAATGGGTTCTTCTTCTGTGCCTTGATCTTCAGGTCAAAGATCGGGACACGGTAGGTCTCTTCACCGTTCGGAAGGAATCCTGTCGGCTGTGGCGCCAGACTCGCGTTGCTCATCTGCACAAAGGAATACATGCCCGGTACCTGATTTGTGATCCTGAATGTCCGAGGTTCGTCATAAAACTGTCTCATCAGCTCAATACAGAGCTTGCAGGTCTTGGTGAAGTTTCTGTAGGACGCAGAGATAATATCGCGGCTCTGCTTATTTCCTGCTTCCTGGAGAGCTGCTATTGCTGAGGCAGCAGTGATTCCGGATGCGGAACCGCCTGACGTCACGTCACGGTTCGATGCGGTCTCCTTCATCTCCTCGATCTTCTGCTGAAGAATGTTCTCATAGATGGCCGGTAGTGGCTGTACCACGATCTCCTGCAGTCTGCTCGGATCGATCGGGCCTTCTACTTCCACGATTGGGTCCGTCCAGTCAAGGAACTGCTGTATATTGATGTTGGCAGCAGTCGAGGCAAAGTATCGCTTCTTCGTTGCCATGATGCTGGACTCTAAGATATTACTGCTCAGCTTATCGATATACAGCTGCGGGTTTCTGGTGATGGATATGAAACCAAAGCCCGTCGGCATACCCTTTTCCGGGAACAGCCTGTCGAATACCACCGGATACTCTCCGTGTGCGTAATATCCGACGTCACGGTACTTCGGATCATTCTCGCTGGCATAGAGAATGATATTGTTTACATACTTGCAGTAGTGCAGAAGCGTCCTTCCGTCCTGTGTCCGTCTCTTGTAGTACCAGTCCACCACCATGCTCTTGTCGTTCGTGTCTATATTCTCGTCATAAAGATACTTCGTCACGTTTATGACACCATTGCTCGTCATGTCCTTGCATTCCGGATACTGGCTCTTCAGGATGTCTGTATCCATGATGTCAACAATGAACAGGTTTCGTGACTTCTGTATGTCATTTATTCCCGGTTCCCAGAAGATATTGAGCATGTCAAGCTCAGTGATATTGATATCACCTAAGCCGTTCATCTTCTGGCTGTCCCAGAAGATTCCATACACGGCCGTGCCATGCTTTAACTTCTCCCATGTATTGAGGTCATAGGTCTCCTGAAAGTCATTGTATTCCATGACCACCGGAAGCACCTGTGACAGTGTCTTTGCGGACTCCTCGTCTGACGCTTCCCTCGGAAGCACGACCGGCTCCGGATAGTTGTCCATTGCGTCTGCATGCTTATTGGCGATCGTGTTGAACATCCATGCCGATGTACTCTGCACGTTGGCGCGTTCCTTCTGCTCTTCCGTCTTCGTTGCATTGATGAGATCCCAGTGCTGAAGTTTGTACCACTTTTCATCCTCTACCACGCGGTTCTCCAGGTTCGCCTTACCGGACTTGTACCGCTGAAGGATCTGCGTTGCCTCTGCGATGTCGTCTTCCGTGATCACCTTCTGGACCATCGGATTATCCATCGCACCACCCTCAAGCTCCGGCTGTTCACCCATGATGCTCTGCTCATCTTCTCTCCCGTAAAAAATCTTATCTGCCATCTGTGTTCCCCTTTAAATCCTAAATGCTTTGTATTGGTCATATCTGCTGCCGTTGATGATCCGGTCAAGTGGTGTCTCAAGCGGATCATACGGTTTCTGTTTAATCTCTTTCGGCACCGGCGGCGCGATCGGGTTCTTCATGCATACATATCTCCACTCATCGTAGATATGGTCCTCTCCGTCCGTGTCGATATCTTCCACGTCGCTCTCGTCGTATACAAGCGCCGGTATCGTCCGGATAAAGTGCTTGCAGGTACTGAAGCAGTAGAACATCGGGATTCCGTTCTCATCGAAGTTTAATCTGTGGTGACACTGCATCTTGCCTGAGATCCTCGCATGGTCTCCCTTCTCGAAGAAGACATAATTAGGACTTCTGCCCATCAGGTCACCGATACTTTCCGTACCATCGCTCTGCCAGATCGCCGGATCTCCGACACGATGGATCGTCTTGCCCTTCAGGTTCGGATCGTCTTCCTCTATCTCCCTGATCTTCTGTGCTACCATTGTCGGCTCCAGCTTCACTCCGGTATTCGGCGTCCCTGTACAGCCATAATATTCCCTGATTCTGTACATCCTTCTGTCGTGATCTATCGCATACCAGGCAACTGAAAAAGGCTTTGTATATCCCCAGTCAAGACCGCACCAGATGCTCCAGGTATCCGGGATCTTGAACGGAGCAATGACATGTGTCCCAATTCTGTCCTCATAATGACTACTATCGTTCCGCCATTCGTTGAATACCTGTCCGCTGAACGTATCCCAATCGCCATACAGCAGTGCATTCCTCTCTGCTTCCGGAAGGGATGCCAGCCTCATCAGGTACTCCGGATCATTCTCCAGAAGGATCTTGTTATCGAATACCGTTGACGGAACAAAGATTCGGCTGCGCCATTTCTTCTCTGTATGTCCGTCCGGGAATCGGATCTCCGCGTTCTCCCAGATCGTCTTCAGCGGTACCGTCGGCGTGATGAACCGTTCCTTCACCCAGCTGTGACCGATGCCACCAGGGTTCGCCTGCGCCCTGATATAGCATCTGGTCCCCGGACCATTCGGTCTGTTTCTAGAGAACAGATAACTGTACTCGTCCCAGAGAAACTGTGTCAGCTCGTCAAAGTCGATAAAGTCGTACCGTTTACCCTGATAATTCAGCCTGTCCTTTGTATGCTGCAATGATCCGAAGTAGATCTTCGCACCGGAAGGAAAGTTCCATACATGCTTTGACTCGTTGAACCTTGCTTTCGGGAAGCTCGGCTTATAAATCTCCGTGCTTCTGTCCATCAGTTCTGTCAGCTGTGGGAATGTTTTCCGGAGTATCAGACCCCGGTAGTGCGGGATATGTACCTGCCTCAATGCTTCAGCTAAGGCACAGTCACTCTTTCCGCCACCAGCTGCCCCGCCATATAAAGCCTCGTCTTCCCAGCGCTCCATGAGCTGCTTCTGTTTCTCTTGTGGTGTCCATATCACGTTAGCCATTGTCCGACTCCTCTGGTGGTGATTCCGGCGGCAATACGGCAGGCATTGCGATGACTCCTGTCGTATCTTCGTCAGCATCTACGGAGATCTCCTGCTTGTCTCTCCAGTGGAGCTTATCCCTGTTCTTCAGCCAGAAGATCTGTGCTGTGGTATCCGGTTTCACCCATACCCGTTTCTTCTTGGATAGCGTCAGGTCAAACTGCTTTGTCTTTGGATTCCACTTATTGGTCCATTCCTCTTCCCACACAAAATACCCAAGAGCGGAACGCTCCAGGGCTTCCTCGACCTCAGAATCGTACATCTCTTTGGTCTTTTTTAGGGCCGCCTGAATTGCTGGATATTTCTTCTTCCACTCCCTCAGCGTTGCATACCCTATCTCCATCTCCTGGGCAATCTCAGCATCTGTCAAGCCGTTTCTTGCCCACTTCCGGATAAGCAGCAGACCGTCATCTGTCAGCCATTCCTGATACTTAGCCACGGATATCAGCTCCCATCAGGTTCTTTGTTGCCCAGTGCATGCCTTCTTCCTCAATGATCTTGTTAAACTCCTCGACATCATGCGGAATGATCCGAAACTTCCTTCCGGAATCATCCTCATCTACGCCGCAGTGCATCAGCTCATGCCGGATAAGGATTGCTGTCTGTTCCATGTCGAAGCCGTATGCAGTCAGATTCGGCTCATAGATTGTGATCATAAAATCATAAGGGCAGCACCACATATACTGCGGAGATACCTTCCGGCACTCTCCGAATATGGTCCTGCCATTACTTTTCTTTTCCTGATCTGATGCAAGGTAAGCGATCCGCACACCTTCCAGATGTTGCAGATCCTCATGCGCTCTGATCATTTCATTTCCGATTGCCGTGTAAGCGGCTGATAGTTCTAAGGTATTCATAGACTTACGAATACCACATACCGGCACGAGATTTCGCCCCATGCAAAAGAAAAGAGCCGGATGCGTTAAGCACCATAGCTCTTTTTCTTTGCCACAACAATCTTTAGTTTCTTGCGTCTTGCAAGTTTCCTGATCGTTGGTGTCACCTTCTTGCAGAATAATAGTCCTCTTTTACCTTTCATTGCTTCTTCCTGATCCAGACTTCCATTGCCCTTTCCTGGTTAAACTCGTACACATGCCAGTCATCATCCATATCCCAGCTGATCGCGATCGTCTCGTCGTGTTTGTATAGCCACCTATAAGCGAATCTAAACATCCGTTGTATTAACCTTGCCATCCTCATCACCTCTCATATCCGCTCCGCAGTTGGGACAGTAGTTTAATGGGTATTCAATAGATTGATTACACATGGGGCAGTGCGCCCACGGCAGATTTCTAATCCTATCTTTAATAGTATCCATATATGTATCATTTAAATGGATGTCTGCGGGTGGCAATGACATGATTATGCTCCGTATTCTGCAATAACCGTCTTTTACCCCTTCTTTGAATGCCGTTCCCATTGGGATATTTTTAACCTCACCAAGATAATAGTCTATTGCATCAATCGCATCCTGTCTGCTGATTAAATCACTCATCTTCGTTACCTCGCATATCCGCTCCGCAGTTAGGGCAATAATTGAAATATGGACTATACGCATTGTAATAACCACAACACGAACATATTGAATGCATATGTATCGGTTCACGGATTATCCACTCCCCGCGCTTTACTTCAACCACATCGGCTCTCGGAAAATCTCGCAGTCTGTAAATAACATCTTGTATATCTTCATCGTCTGAAAACATTACTGCACGTTCAAACTCATCCTTATTAATGTACTCACTCATCCTCTCTCCTTTCTCCGTATGAGCAATAGTCATCTGATTCCCTTGGTGGCTCGGCTGATTCTCTCACACATACTTTGTGTTCTTTGCCGTTCCATGAGAAAATGCTTTTCCACCATGTGCAATCTCGACACCTAACCACCTCAACTACATCAGCTGTTGGCTGTGTCTTGAGCATTTCCAACGTACAACGCACTCCATCTTTGTAATCGTCTGTCAATTCTTCTTCGACCAGTCCGACTG